CCGAGAATATATCGGAGATGATGCACAGCGGTCATCCGCAGAAGCAGGCGGTTGCTGCTGCGCTGCGCAACGCCGGGAAATCCTACAAAGACGATGGTGGCTTAGCGACCCATGCTCCCGGTGCCAGTGCCGGGGATGCGGCTGGCCCGCCGACCAAAGGCCCAAGCAATCCTGCGGGCATGCCGACGCCCAGCATGCCCAGCAACGCCAGCGGCCCCGGCCGCGGCATGAGCGGCCCCTCCGGCAAATTGCCGCCGTGGATGAAGGCGAGCGCCAAGACCGGCGACGCCGACGAAGTCAGTGCTTTTCACCCGGACAAGGATGTCGTCGCTGCCCCGTCGCAAGTGCGGAGCAACCTCGACTTGGCGACGCCCAAGCGCCGCCCCGACCTTCTCGGCACGGTGATGACGCCGCAGGGCATCCCGCCGGCCGATCGCAAATTCAAAGCGCCCGAAAAGCAGACCGAGGCCTCGACCGGCGACCAAGACATAATGACCGGCTCGATGAGCGGCACGCCGACCGCCGGCATGTCGATGTCGAGCACGGGCGGTACGTCCCCGATGATGGACGGCGAAGTCGGGGCGAGTTCCACGGTAGGCGGCAAGACCACGGGCTACCGGATCAACACCGACAGCCGGGACGAGAAGGTCAATCTGAAGGGCGTCCAGCCACCGATGAACAATCTCTCCTCGCCCGGTAATCCCGGTAAGACCACGGGCTCCGTGGTGCCCTACACGGGCGTCCAAGTGGGCGACAGTCTGCACAACCAGAACCTCCGCAACCGTGCCTTCTGGGCGCGCAACAAGCGATGAGCGTGATGATGGGCGACACCCGGTGCCCGTATTGCGACGGGACAACCGACCAGCATAATCCGGCCTGTGGGACGTTGCTGCCGCCGATCGAGGGCACGATCGACATTGTCGAGGAAGCGGACGACCTCGCACCGCAGGCTCCCAAGGAGGAACCGCGATGACGGTCACCTATGCTACCGCGACGGTAAAAACACCCCGCATGCAAGTCATGGCTGATGTCATCGCCAGCCGAACACCAGCGGCGGCGACCGGGACCGCAACGGCGGGCCAGCTTGTGATCGGTACGGCGGCGCTCGCCGGGGCGACCGGCGTGCTCGCGACGATCGCGCTCCCCGCCACGGCGTTTACTGTCTCCGGTGCGGTGGCGACACTGCAAGGCGTGCCGCTCTCCGCGACCGCGTCCGCGACCGGGACCGCCGCCTTGGCGGAATTCCGCAACAACGCCGGGACCACGGTGATCAGCGGTTTGACCGTGGGCACGTCAGGCTCCGATATCAATCTGAACAGCACCTCGATCACCAGCGGCCAGACCGTCACGATCACGGCTGGCACATTAACTCACGGGTGATCCATGCCGTGGCAGCGCCACGGCGAATGCAACCGATGTGGTGAATGCTGTATCGGTGATCCGTTCCCGCATGGCGAGGACGACCCGCGCCGCTCGGAATTGATGCGACAAAAGCCAGAACGCGAAGGGATGTGCCCGCTGTTGACTTTTAAATCAACAGACGGGCTTTCGGCATGCCTGGGCCACGGCACCGATCCCTATTATCTGAGCGGCTGCAACGTGTGGCCGACCCAGCCATCGCACGTCGCGCACTGTCCGTCCTGTTCCTACAAATGGGAGTGGGTCGATGTTTGACGGCATCGAGCCCCTAGCCATCGAGCCCCTAGCGGCCCCGGCTCCCAAAACCTTTTATGTCCTCAACACGACGGCGACGACGCCGGATTGGAACGGCTCGCTGCAAGACGGCGGCACCGCGCCGACAGCCGTCGTTTCCACCTTTGGCTGGACCGTCGCCAAGACATCCGCCTCTACCTACTTTAACGCCTATCTCGGTGCGACGGCGGCAGGCACCACTTCATCGACCACCTCGTATCTTACCTCCGGTCTGCGTGTCGGCACCGGCAACGGCGCGACAACCGCTGGAAATACCTTCTCATCGGCGAGTGCCTATACCGGCAATTTTGTTTCCGGCAACTGGGTCTTCACCTTTGGCATGCGCTGCACGACTTCGTCGTCCCAGGCCGGGGCGATGCGGCTGCGCGTCTATGCCTCGACTAACCAGACGGGCTCGGGCGCGCGGGAACTGACAACCGGCGCTGTCCAGGCGACGACGATCTCGCTGGCGACAACGACGACAACCTATAACTCGACCTACACCTGGGCCGCACCGGCCATAACGCTAAACAACGAATATCTTTTCCTTGCCTTAGAGTGGATTACTACGACGGCGGGCGGTTCCAATAGCTGCGACGCCAAATTCTATATCTCGGCCTGCAACTTCACGACGCCGAACTATCAAGACATCGTCACCGGGCCGTTGGCATCGACCGACCACGTCGATACGGCAGCGATTACCGGCACTGCCGACCTTATCGGCCCGCTGGCGGCGACCGATCCAATCGACACGGCAGCGATTACCGGCACTGCCGACCTTATCGGCCCGTTGGCAGCGACCGACGTTGTCGATACCGGCGCGATGGCCGGGACCGTCGTCGATACCGGCCTCACCGGGACGCTGGCAGCAACCGATCCCGTAGATGGTGCCACCATCTCCGGCACCATCGTCTGGCAGGCAACTCTAGCCACCACCGACCCGCTAGATGTGGCTGCCATCACGGGCGGCATCTATGCCACAGGCACGCTGGTCGCGACCGATCCGGTCGATGTCGCGGCGCTCACCGGCAATTTGGTCGTCCTGCCCACCGGCACCCTGGCAGCAACCGATCCGATCGATGCTGCCAGCTTGAGCGCCACTGTGGCATGGCTCGGTACGCTGGCGTGTACCGACCTCATCGATAGCGGTAGTTTCGCCGGTCAAGTTAGTTGGGCGGCCACGCTGGCCGCCACTGATCAGCGGGATACCGCGGCGCTCACCGGGGGCGTGGCATGGCAAGCCGCACTGGCGGCGGCCGATCCCCTCGACGCGGCAGCACTCGCTGGGACGGTGCTGATTGCGCTCAGCGGCACGCTGGCAGCAACCGACAGCATCGATGCTGCCAATGTTGGCGGCTCGGTGCTCTCGGGCGTAGGCGGGACGCTGGCGGCGACCGATCCGGTCGATACGGCCGCCGCGGCCGGTCAGGTTACCGGGATTGCCGGAGCGCTGGCCGCCGCCGACCACGTGGACGTGGCGGCCATTGCAGGACTTGTGGCCTGGACATGTGTCCTGGCCGCGACCGATCCGGTCGATACCGGAGGTGTTGCGGGCACGATCGCGTGGCTGGCGGCACTGGCGACAACCGACAACCGCGATGCCGCCAGTCTTAGTGGCACCATCCGGTGGAACGCCGCGCTGGCGGCAACCGATCCGGTCGATACCGCCACTGTCGCGGGCACCGTCTTTACCAATGTCAGCGGTTCCTTTGCGCTCACCGACGCCCGCGACACGCTGGCGTTGGCGGGCCAAGTGCTCTCGGGGCTGGGCGGGACGCTCGGCGCGACCGACCCGATCGATGGGGCGACGGTCGCGGGTAGCGTGACCGGCGTCGCCGGTATCCTGGCGGCGACTGATATCCCTGACACGACATCGTTTGTCGGCGGCGTCGCATGGCAGGCGACGCTCGCCGCCAACGACAATCCCGATCACGCGTCCCTGGCCGGCGGCGTCATCGACAACGGCGTCCTCGACGCGGTCGAAGCGGCGGACACCGCCAATCTGGCCGGTGGCATCTACGGCACCGGCACACTGGTCGCGACCGAACCGATCGATGTCATGGTGCTCACGGGCGCGGTCCACGCCGCAAACTCGGCCGCCGGCATACCGGGCGAGATACCGGACGTGCCGTATGACCGGCAGACCTATGAGCAATACGACCGTGTCGCTACAGCCCCTCCCAGCGGCCGTGTGGCGGGCAACGGTGCGGGTAATCGCGTGGTGGGGGGCAATGACAGCCAGCGCGTTGTAGTGGTCCCAGCGGTCAGGAGAGCGGCCTAATGGCAGACGCATTTGGTCCGATCAAGCCGGCCCCGGCATCGGATTTCTTTGTCTTTGACTTCACGGCGCAAATCGGCCCGCTGGTGAGCCCGATCACCACGGCGATATGGACCCTTACGGTCGATCCCTCCTCGCCCGTCCCCGATCCCGATCCGGCGAGCCGCATCCTCGCGCCCCCGACCTTCTCGACCAACAAGACGAGCGCGATGCTGGGCCAGATGCTCGACGGCGTGATGTACGTCATCCAGGCCGATGTGACGCTCGCGGATACGCGGGTGCTCACCGACAGCGCGACGCTCCTTTGCACCTCGACCGAACCGGCCGATGTCTACATGACGGTGGGGCAGTTCCGCATCGACTTCCCGGCCTTCGCCAACACAGCCCGCTTTACAGACGCGGAAATTCAGTATTGGATCAACCAAGCCTGTTCGCCGCCAAACATCTCCTACGCGCTCAATGAGCGTCGTTGGGGCCAGTTTTTCAATTTGGGCCTCAACCTGTGGGTGGCGCACAATTTGGCTGTCGCGGACATGATGGTACAGCGAGCCGGCCCCCCAGGAATGGTGACCGGCCCTGGCGGTAGCTACGGCTACACACCGCTTGTCGGCTCCGGTATCGCCGCCTCGAAGAGCGTTGGCGGCGTGTCGCTCTCTTATGACAATTCAATCGGCATGGAAGCGAATGCCGGATGGTGGGGCCTCACGCCGTGGGGCAACCAGTTCCTCTACTACCTGAGATTGGCCGGCTCTGCCCCGATCCATCTGATTGGTGCGCCCGGTTAGAGGAGGCTTGATGATGTCCCCAACGATGCGGGCTAAGCTGACGCGCAATATCGACTATCACGCGGCGATGGCGGAGCACTACCGCGCCGAAGACAAAAAGGAAAAGGAGGCCCATCCCGCGCCGGCCGCGGGACGCGGAGCCCCCAAGCCGCCGCAATCAGCCAGTGAGAAACTGGCCGAGATGCACGACGATGTGGTGCAGCAACTGACCGATGTGCTCAAGGCCGATCCGCAGATCAACGCGGTCGAACAGGCTCAGCGTGCGGAGCGCCCGCTGCGCAACGAAGGCGCAAATCTCAAGCCGGATGCCGGTTGGTTTGTAAAGCCGGTCCTCCACTAAAAAAATGGCCCAGACGCAGCGTATCCCGCCCAACAACACGCTGCGGGTGGAGACTGACCGCACCGATCAGTTGCAGGCAGTGGTCGATGATTTAAGCCGGATCGAGGTGCTGATCGGTATCCCCAGCGATAGGGATCAGCCCCACTACACCGAGAGCGGCCAGCGCGCGGGCGGGGATGATACCGAGCGACGCCGCGACGACGGCGAGGGCGGCATCCAGTCCAACGCGACGTTGGGCTATATCCATGAGCACGGGGCTCCATCCGCCAACATCCCGCCCCGGCCGTGGTTGGGGCCGGGTGTTGAGGAGAGCAAGGCCGATTGGCTGCGCTATATGCAGCGGGCCGCTGAGGCGGCCTTGTCGCTCAACAACGACAGTCAGAGCCTCTTGGATCGCGGGCTCCACGCTGCCGGGATGACCGCGGTCTCGTCCGTCAAGGGGCGGATCGTGGACGGGTTGCAACCGGCACTGAGCCCACGCACGATCGCGGCGCGGCGGTCTCGCACCCCCTCGCGGCAGGCGCGGACATCCGACGATGTGACGCCCCTGGTCGATACCGCACAAATGCTTAACAGTATTACATACGTTATTAAGAGGTGATGAGGCATGCCTTGGTTGGATGTCAACGAAGCGTTTGACCCGTCGTTCTGGGACAACATCGTCGTCGTCCGCCGCCAAGTCGTGATGGACAATAACGGGCGCAACACGGTCAACGAGACATCGATCACCACCCGCGCGGTGGTGACCGCCGCAGGCCCGAACGAGCTTCAGCGGGTGCCGGAAGAGGAATATTTCAACAAGGCGATCGATGTCTATTCGCCGTTCCGCTTCCAGGGCACCTCGACCGATGAACTCGGTAATGTCGTCACCCATCCCGACCACATCTACTGGCATGGCTCGGTCTTTGTCGTCCGCACGCTCGATGACTACGCCGGCTACGGCCGCGGCTTTGTCCATGTCGTGGCGGTCTCGATCAACGCGGTCGATCCGCCGCCGCCTGCGCAGGGCGGGGATAATCCCGTGCCCGCGCCCACCGGCACGGTCCACTGATGACGTGGGCGGCCGACAGCACCCAGCCCGGTTATCTCGGTCCTGCGCCGACCGAGACCTTAGACGCGCTTGACTGGGAGAATTTCCTTCAGCAATGCGTCGCCGGGATCACTGGTCTGCCGGGGGAACTGGTGCGTCCCCGCTGGCAACCAAATCCGTCGCCCACGCCCGATGTCTCGGTCGATTGGGTGGCTTGTGGGATTACCCGCACCGTGGCGCAGTTCAGCCCTTACTTGAAGCATCACGGCGAAGAAGAACCGGGATACGACCGGCTGGGCCGATCCGAACAGGTGACCTACCGCGTGTCGAGCTACGGGCCGCACGCAGGCGATGTGATAGCGATCCTGCGCGACGGGCTCTTTATCGACCAGAACCGGCAACTGTGGCGGGAGAATTCGGTGGGCTTGGTCGAGGCCGAGCGGATCGACCACGTCCCAGAACTCTTCCGTCAGCAATGGCGCGACGCCTACCACCTCGAAATCATCCTCAACCGGCAAGTGCGCCGCGTTTACAACGTTCGCACGCTGTTGCGCGCCAAGGGGACGATCACCGGCAACGATTTCGGGCAGCGCACGGTCACCGTCACCTACGACACCGCCAGCGCGATCGTGCCGGGGACGCTGTGGGATGTCTCTACCGCCCGCGCGAGCGACGTAACGGTCTGGGATGACGGATCGACCACCTGGGATGTCAAATAATGCCTTCACAAATCGATAGCTCGTATCCGCGCGAGGGCAACGCCTATACGGCCAATGTCCGAGCCCAGTTCGAGACCGCCCGCATCGAAATCAGCGATTTGCAGACCGCTGTCATGTCGATGCAAAGCCAGATCGAAAGCCTCATAGCCGACAATACGCGGCTCCTGGCGCGACAACAGGCCGCTCAATCACAGATAACGGCCAATCCGCCCGATACCGCATCGGTCGATTTTGTCACGGCGGGGCTCGATATCAGCTTTATCCCGTCTGGTTCCTCGCGCGGATACGTCACGGCGGAAGGCGCGCTGGGCAACACCGCCAACGCGGGCACCAGCTACTTCCAATTGATCTACGGCGCAGGCGCTCCGCCGGCTGCCGGAACACCGATCACCGGGACCAACGGCACGTTGGTGGGTGCGCTGGTCAGCATTTCGACATCAAAACCGGGGGAGAGCCGACCCTTTTCGGCCACAGCGTTGCTCAGCGGTTTGGTGCTGAACGACAACTATTGGATTGGTGGGGCTTATCGCTGCGACAGCGGCAGCGCGATACTGTCCGAAATCACCGTGACCGCTTTCGAGCTTCTCGATCCGCTGACGCCATAGGAGGACCGCCATGCAGGGCTTGTCTGTCTCGCGTGTTGTCAATGTCCAAGTCAATTTCACCCCGCAGGCCGCCGCCCAACAGCGGTTTGACACGCTTCTGATCATGGGCGACACAGGCGTGGTGGATGCAGGGGAAGGCATCCGCGAATACAACACGATCGAGGATGTGGTCGGCGATTTCGGCACCACCGCGCCGGAATATCTGGCGGCCTCCTTGTTCTTTGGACAGGTGCCTCAGCCATCGGTCCTGTTTATCGGGACATGGGCGCGGGTGCCGACCAAGGGCCGGCTGACCGGCGGCCCCCTGGCCCCGACCGAAATGCTCCTCAGCAACTGGACCGGGATCACCACGGGCGGCTTTACGGTCTCGATGGATGGTGGGGCTCCGGTGCATGTCGGAGGGCTCAATTTCGCGCTCGCGACCAATCTCAACATGGTCGCGAGCACGATCCAGACGGCGCTGGTGGCGCTGGTGCCGGGAGCCACGTTTGTCTGGAACGGGCAGCAATTCATCATGACCAGCGGCACCGCCGGGACGAATTCCTCGGTGGGCTTTGCGAGCGCGCCGACAAGCGGCACCGATATCTCGGCCATGTTGCACATGACCGCGGCCTTGGCCGAGCGCACGGCCAGCGGGCTCGCGGCCGAGACACCCGTCGCCGCGCTCGCGCGCGTCGATGGCCGCGGCTGGTACGCGGCCTCCTTTGCCGCCAGCGTGCCGTTGACCGATCCTCAGCACCTCGCCTGTTCCGCCTATATCGAGGCGGCAAGCGACAAGCACGTCTACGGCGCTACCACGGCGGAGGCGATCACGCTCGATCCGACCAACACCACGGATTTGGCGTCGCAGGCCATGCTGGCGGACTACATGCGGACGGTGCTGCAATATTCGATCACCAATCTCTACGCGATTTGCAGCTTCTTTGGTCGCGTGCTGACGGTGAATTTCGAGGGCTCGAACACGACGATCACCGCGAAGTTCAAGGTCCAGCCGGGTGTCACACCGGAGCTTCTGACCGGAGCCCAGGCGTCAACGCTCGCGCAGAAGCGCTGCAACGTCTATGTCCAGTACAACAACCAGACATCGATCGTGCAGGAAGGCGTGATGTCGGGCCGCGCCTATTGGGACGAAATCCACGGGCTCGACTGGTTGGCAAACCGCATTCAGAACGACATGTGGAATTTGCTTTACCAGTCGCCCAAGGTGCCGCAGACCAATCCCGGCGTCCACATGCTGGTCAACACGGCGGATGGCGGTCTGTCACAGGGCGTGATCAACGGTCTGATCGCACCGGGCGTGTGGAACGCACCGGGCTTTGGCACGCTGCAATACGGCAACTATCTGGCGAACGGCTGGTACACCTTTGCCAACAGCGTTGACACCCAGGATCAAGCCGATCGTGAAGCGCGTATCGCGCCGCTGATCCAGATCGCGGTGAAGTTGGCTGGTGCCGTTCACTTTGCCAATGTGGTTATCAACGTCAACCGTTAGTGAACTTCAGCGTCGAACAGTTTTGGGGCATCCTCCTGGCTGTTCTGTTGTTTGGGATGGCGCTGGGCGCGGCATTGGCACACTGGCATGACTACAACGCAGTAGAAGGAGGACTGCATGGCAACCTATTCGTTCCAAGACATCATGGCGTCGATCACCGGGCCTAGCGGCACCGTCAGTCTGGGGGCGGGCTCGGCGGCGAGCGACGGTGGTATCTCGATCGTCATGGTGGAAGATAAATCCACGATGACGATCGGCGCTGACGGCGCGGTCATGCACAGCCTGCACGCGGGCAAGGGCTCGACCGTGACCGTGCGGCTTCTCAAGACATCACCGACCAATCAGTTGCTGTCGCAGATGTACGCGCTCGACACCAGTGGCAGCGGCGTCTACGGCTTCAACACCATCTCGGTGCGCGATCTGCAACTAAACGACGTGGTGGTAGCGCAACAGTGCGCCTTCGCCAAATTCGCGGATGTCACTTACAGCAAAGAGGGCGGTGAAATGGTGTGGACATTCCACGCCGGCATCACCGATTTCATCCTGGGATCGGGCATCGCAGTCCCGGCGGGAGTGGTGTAATAGGAGAGGATCATGCAAGAGGTTGAAGTCAACGGTGTCAAGTATCGGTCCGGTAAGCTTGACGCGTTCAAGCAATTCCACTTGGTCCGTAAGCTCATGCCTCTGTTCAGCGGTCTGGGCGAGACCTTCTCCGAGATGGGGGATCAGATCGCCCAGAAGGATTTCTGGCATTCGCTGGGGCCGATCGCACAGGCCGTCGCGGACATGTCTACTGATGACAGCGAATGGTGCCTCAAGACGTGCCTCTCGGCGGTGACCATGTATAACGGGCGAACGTGGGTGCCGATCACCACGCCGCAGGGCCAGTTGATGTTTGACGACATGGACATGCAGACCATGATCCAACTGGCCTTTACGGTGATACAGGACAATCTCGGCAATTTTTTTCCCGTACCCCAGCCCAACGGTTTGGACACCGCAATGGCCCCATCAACAGCGTTACCTTCGTCGCAATGAACGACGAAGAAGACTGGATCATGCGTCCGGTTCTCTCGGGGCTGTGTAAGTACGAGAGCTTGATCGACGGCACGCTGGGGCTGTTCGATATCTCTCGGATGAATGAAGCGCTGGATTGCCAAGCGGAAAACGAAGCACGGATGAACGAAGCCGCTGCGGAGGGAAATCGTGGCTGATACGGTCCTGCAATCCTTTGTCATCAAACTGAAATACGAATTCGATGAAGCCGCGGCGAAGAAATTCCGCGACAGCATCAGCAATAGTGTTGGCCAATTAAATGCCTTCCGCCTCGCCGTCATCGGCGCGATCACGGGCGTCGAGGAACTGGTCCGCCGCACCACCACCGGCTTTGGTCAGCTAAGTTATGCCGCGAAGTCGGCCAATGTGTCGGCCGAAGCGATGGAAAAGCTGCGTGCCTCCTTGGTGGGCGCGGGGCGTTCCGCCGACGAAGCCGCGCCGCTCCTCAACAATCTCTACGCCCAACTGCGTGATCCTGTTCAACGGGCGCAGCTTGAAGGGTGGGTACAGCACACCGGCCACTTCGCTAATGGCGTGGATGTCATTGCGGCGGCGGTGAAGGAATACGGCGAAGTCGTCAAGGCGTATGGCGGTGACGAAGTCGCGGCTGGCATTAGCGGCCAGATGCAAATGCTGAAGATGGCGTTCGGCGGTAATTTAGAGGCTATCCGCGCGCTGTGGAAGTTCCAGGCCGAGGCCAAGGAAACGGCCGACGCCTCAGAGACTATGTGGAAGCGGATCGCTGCGGGCGGGGGGCCGTCAGTCCAAAAAATCTACGACGACAGCGCTAAGATGGAGCGCACGTTCTGGACGCTGGGCAACACCATGCGCGGCGTCTTTGCGGAATTTCTTTTTACACCGGATAAGCAGACAGGCAAGACGGTCGTTGACGCGATCAACGATGTGGCGGTCGCCTTTAGTAAGTGGCTGATCGATCCGGAGACACAAAAGGCTGTCCGCGAGATTGCCGCCAGCATAGCCAATTTCTTTAACGATCCCAACGCACGCAAAGACTTTGCCGAAGATATGAAGGCGATCGGGAGGGCCGTCATCGATATCGCCCACGCCATCGATGAGGTGTGGAAGTTCTTTAAGAATACGTTTGGCCCCGAATTGGGGACGGTCATGCTGGTGGGGATTTTTGCCTTCCGCCGCGCGATCGTCACGATTATCGGGGCGCTCGGCAAGCAACTGGTCGGCTTGATGTTTGGCCCGCTGCGGGCGGCGGCTCCCGCCGCCGGGGCGGCGGTGGGCGCAGGCGTGCGTCAGGGCGTCCAGCAGGGCGCGGGCGGGGGAAGACCGGGTGGTGTCGGAAATCGGCCCAGTCTGTGGTCGATGGCGGGCGGCCCGATCGGCATGATCATGGCGATGTGGGAAGCCGGTGTCGGTCGAGAAGGCTACCAGATCGAGCGCACCGACACGCCGGAAAATCAGATGTGGGGCGGCCTCGGGCCGTACCTTTGGAAGAAGTGGATGGGGACGGGACACGCCGCAGGCGGGATCGTTCCCTCGGCCTTGCACGCGGGCGAGATGGTGCTGCCGTCGAGTATCAGCGCTGGCTTGATGGGCTTTTTCTCGGGTGGCGGCGGCTCCTTTGTCGAGACATCCAGGCGGCTTCTCCAATCCTTCCTCGGTTGGTTTGCCGGCGACACGTCCTATAAGCCGCAAGTGGATTTGTCCGATACCACGCTCGAAAAGATGGGCTACGACCCAAACAAAGGCACTGGCACTGGCGCTGGTTCGAGCGGTGCTGGTTCGAGCGGTGCTGGTTCGAGCGGTGCTGGTTCGGGCGACGGCGGTTCAGGATGGGGCCGACCCGGCGGCCTACCCGCAGGCGCTACTAATCTCAAAGGTAGCGCGCAGATCGTTGGCACGATTGTTGACACGCTCCGCAAAGCCGGGGCCAGCGAAGCGACGATCCAGGCGATGCTCGCCGCGACGCAAGGCGAGGGAGGTGTCGAGGAAGCGTGGAAGGGCGGCGATGTCGGGCCGCGCTTTGGCGGCGCACCGGGCGAGGCGACTTCGTTTGGCCCGTGGCAACTGCACAAACACGGCGCTCTCGATGCGTATCTCGCCGGAGGTGGCAAGCCGGGGGATGTCGCGGCACAGACGGCCTATGTCTATCAGAGCCTCCTCAAGCTGAACCCCAACCTCGCCAAGCTGACCCCCGAGCAGGTCATCGATCTGATGCACCGCGCACCCAGGGCGGGCGGCTTTGGCGACTACGGCGCGCTCACCGGCAATCTCGGCAAGGGCGCGCAGTTGATGAGGCAGTTCGGCACGGGAGGCGGGACTGCAACAGGTGGCGGCGGCTCAATGGAGGGCGTCATCAACACGATGATGGCCTTCTTGGGCGAGTACCAAGACAACCCGCATGTCCGCGAATTCATGAAGCAGAACGCGGGTAATTTCGATCCGATGAGCGCGGCATGGTGCGCCGCGTTTCTCAACGCCTCGCTTGGCAAGAACGGCCTCTTCCCGAACACCAACGCGATGGCTAGCTCCTTCAAGAACTTTGGCGACAGTGTGCAGCGCGGCCAGGAACAGCGCGGCGATGTCGCGATGGTGGGTAGTGATTTTCACCATGTAGGCGTCGTTCTCCAGCATGTCGGCAACATGGTGCAGATGATTGCGGGCAACACGCAGGGCGTCAGGGGACACCGACAAGTCGCCATCGACTGGTATCGCGAGGACGAACTGACATTCCGTCGTCGGCACGAGGAGGTACTGCGCCGCCAACAGAACCAGCAAGCAGCCCAAACCAAGCCGACTGTGGTCCAGCACGTGACCTATAACGTCAATGAGAGCCACAGCCCCACCGCGACCGCCAAGCAGATCAAATACACCCAGGATCGCTCGCTGGCGGCGCTACAGCGCAATAACCGCGTCTACATGGCCTAGCGATGCCGGATGGGACATTCTCCTTTCCACCGGGCACGCAGGAGGCCTGGACTAAGCTGGCGCAACAGCTTCCGGCCTCGACTGGTCCCTTTGCCGGCCCCGGTAAGGATACGAGCGGGACGGGCGGGACAACGGATGGCGGCAAGCAGTGGCTGCGGGCGTGCAGTCTTGTCGTCTACGCCGCGAATTCTCCCTCTCCCTTCGCGCCGGTAGCACCGTCGCCATCACCATCGTCAGCACCGGCACCGGCACCACACCAGCGGGCGCAGCCCGCACCGGGGGACAGCCCGCCATCGACCACGCTTGATGATGTCAAGGTCACCGCACCGGCCCCCAAACCGGCCTCCACGACGCAACAGGGCGATAGTGGCGCGGGGATCGAACTGTCGGCGCTGCGCGTGACCTTCAACGTCCATGTGAGCACGTCCACGACACCCAGTGAACTCGACGCGCGCATCTACAATCTGAGCCCCGGCACGATGAAGAAAGTCTTCCAGTTTGGCCGCGTCAAACTGATGGCGGGCTACAAATACGCCCAGTATGGCGTGATCTTTGACGGTCAGGTGGTGCAGTACCGGCGTGGCAAGGAGAACCCAACCGACACCTACTTAGAAATTAAGGCGATGGATGGCGATAAGCTGTCGCAGGCGATCACCGCGCGGCGGCATGAGGCGGGGGAGACAGAGCGGGACGCGCTCAAGAAGATGATCGAGAGCGATGTCAAGATGCCGGTGGGTTATATGTCGCCCAAGATCGGCACGCAAACACTGGTGCGGCCGTGGGTGCTCTGTGGCCCGACGCAGAAATACATCCGCGATATGATGCTTAAATACAATGCGCAGTGCTTCCCCGATAAAGGCACACTGCAAGTAGTTGAGCAACGCGACTATGTTGATGGCGAGAAAGTGGTGCTCAAGCCCAGTACCGGGCTTGTCGGTATCCCCGAAGCGACACCGGAGGGCATCCAAATCCGCTGCCTCCTTAATCCTCGGATCAAGATCGGCGGCCTCGTCCAATTGGATAAGGAACTGATATCGGGCGTCGCCTTTATTCCCGGCGGGGACGAAATCACCCCGGAGAACCAACAAGCGGCACGCGTCCCCAATGAACAGAAAGGGCAAAAGGTAGAAGTGCCGGTGCCCACCAGTCCGACCGGCACTTATAAAGTATTCATGATCGAATACACCGGGGATAACCGCGGCCAGCCTTGGTACTGCGATCTGATCTGCCTCGGGCTTGACGGCAACGGCAATGTCATGAACACGCCGGGATCAGTCTTTGCGCGGCAAGGCGATCAGACAAAGCCGTCTACGACGCAACAGCCGGCGGCACCGCCAGAAAAACCACCGGCCAGCGGTGATGGCGTCCCTGCCCTCGATCCCTCGCATCCCCCACCGACGTAGGGCTCAATGGCAGGCTTTCTTCCTCCCAATCTCCCCGGCTTGGCCGGGGGCCTCGCTGGCGGCGCGGTCGCTAATGCGATCGGCGGCCCGCTCGGCGGTATCGCGGGCACGGCTGTTAGTAATGTCGTCAGCACCATCGCAGGGCGCGCGGCTTCTTATGTCACGCCGTTTGCCAATTGGACGCCCGCGCTGTTTATTCCTTATCGGCGTAGTATTGGCGGCATATTTGCCCAGATTACTATAGACGAACAGCACACCGATGAAGTGCAGATCACAGACCATCCAGTAGAAGCTGGGGCTCCGATTTCAGATCATGCTTTCGCTCGTCCACAACAAGTTGCGATTACTGCGGGATGGTCAAAAGCTACTGCGTTTGATCTATCCGCCGAGAGTGGTGTTTATGGGCTTCTCCTCTCGTTGCAGACATCATTCCAGCCCTTCGATATCTACACCGGGAAGCGCCACTATAAGAACATGCTGATCGAGCGGTTGGCGGTGACCACCGACCAGCACAACGAATTCAGCCTCGTCGCCAATATCGTTTGCCGCCAAGTCATCATCGTCAACACCACGTCCACAACGGTCAGCGGTAAATCGGATAGCAACAGCGAACAGACCGATCCGGAAAAGACCGCGACCCCCGCTGGTAAGGGCGAAACAGCGACCAAGACGCCGTCGAGCGCCGATGTGCAGAATTATGAGGATGCCTCGATCAAGAATTATCCGGATGGGCCGCCCCCCGAAAAGGAAATCAACACCACCAATGTCGAGCAGCTTGGCACCTTCAACACCGGGAACGAAGCGGGACAGGTGATCCCGATCAAGCCCGCGCCGCCGATGCAAGCCTCGGAATTTATCGAGCCGCCGCCCGGTGCCTCGCCCGCCACGATCAGCAGTCCCTGACATGGCGACCTACGCGGAAATTCCGACCGAGAGCGGGCATCCGTTCTACGAACTCATCGGGTGGAACGACGGACTTTCCTACACGCTCTATTTCAAGTGGAACACGGTCACGCTGTGCTGGGTGCTCGACATCTATGCGGCTGACGGGCGCACGCCCGTGATCAATGGGATCGCCATCGTGACCGGCGCGGACCTTTTGGAGCAATTTGGCTACCTATCGCTGGGGGCCTTTACCATGCTGCAAACCACGACTGTCGGTCCCTTTGTGTCACCGGACAGCGTGCCGACTTTTCTCAATCTTGGGATAGACGGGCACGTCTTCCTTGTGATGCCGTGAGGCGCTGATGCCCGACGATGCCGGCGTTTTTGATGTCTCTGAGCGGTATTACGAGCCGGATGAGCAATTGCGGCAAAACCGCGAGATGCACCAAGCGTCGATCCGCGTCGCCGCCCCGGTCATCGCAGAGAGCCACGATACCAAGGGCAACACGGTAGACGGCAATGTCGCGACCAAATCCGCCATCCTGCAACCGGATGGCACGGTTAGCTGGCAGGCCATCCCCAAGCTGACCATGCCGACGCTCTATCTCGGCGGCGGCGGGATGGCGATCACCATCCCGGTGCAAAAGGGCGACGAGGGCTTGGCGATCTTTGCCGACCGCTCGATCGATCTGTGGCACCAGCAAGGCGGGCAGCAAAACCAGTTTTCGAGCCGGATGCACGATCTGTCGGACGGCTTCTTTATCCCCGGCTTCCGCTCGACGCCGAATGCGCTCCCCAATGTCAGCGCCAATAGCTGGCAGATGCGGACGACAGACGGCAAGACCAACATGGATTTTAATCCGTCTGGGGGCGGTACATTTACCTTTGCCACGCCGCAAAATCCGCTCGCGGTCAACGGCAAGGGCTTTAACACCGACACCGAGAACAACACGCTGAAGGCGAGCGGCACCAACACGCTCAATTCGCCCAACACGCACATCACGGGCGATACCAAGGCGGATGGCAAAATCGACGCATCCGGCGGCTTTTTTCAGAATGGTCAGCCGATTGGCGGCGGCGGAGGCGGCGGAGGCGGCGGCAGCGGGACGGTGACCAGCATCACCGCGGGCACCGGGCTCACGGGCGGGACGATCACCACCAGCGGCACGATCGCGCTCGCGATCCCGGTCACGATCGCCAATGGCGGCACCAACGCGACGACCGCGGCGCAGGCGTTGATTAACTTGGGCGCTCTCCCGCTCGCGGGCGGGACGATTACCGGCAATCTGACAGTGCAGGGGACCACGGCGTTGGGGCAGGCGACCGGCGTCACGATGACGACGGGTGATAGCTCGACGCATTTTGCGACGACGGCGTGGGTCAAGAACCAGGGCTATGGCATCGCCCAAGTCGCGATGGGGACCGTGCCTCCGGTCGCAGGCCCCGGAACTCTTTGGTGGGACACCAATGGCGGTCAGCTCTATGTGAGATTTGACGACGGAAATAGCGTCCAGTGGGTTATCGCGAACACCGCCCCAAAGGGCGACAAGGGCGATACGGGGCCGGCCGGCCCGCCAGGGAGCGGAGGAGGCGGCGGCGGGATACCAGAGGCCCCGCAAGACGGCTTTGGTTATGGCAGACAGAACGCAGCTTGGACACAGGTCATTATGGCGAATAACGACGTGATCGATGGAGGCAACTTTTGACTGATACCCTCCGCGTCAAGCGCCGGTTGACCGGCTCGCCGGGGGCTCCGGCAGGGCTTGCCAACGCCGAACTTGCGTACAACGAAGTCGATCACACGCTGTATTATGGCGAAGGCAATTCCAGCGGTAACGCGACGGCGATCGTTGCCATTGCTGGGCAGGGGCTCGCGTCAAATTTGCTCCCCTTACAACCGGCGGCTACTGCCGTTTCCGGCGTAAACGGGACTTGGTCGCGCTCCGACCACGTGCATCCGGCGACAGCGCCGACCGTCACGCCCGCGACCGACAACACAACCAAGATCGCCACTACCGCCTTTGTCCAGAGCGCGATCAGCGCGGTGAGTTCCGGTGTGACGAACATCACCGCCGGCACCGGCCTGACCGGCGGCGGCACCGGCAACGTCACGATCGCGGTCGCGACCAACGGCATCACCAACGCGCTCGCTGCGCAGATGCCGACAATGAGCCTCAAGGGCAACAATACCGGCGCGGGCGCGAACGCGCTCGATCTGACCGTTGCCCAGGTCATGACGATGCTCAACGCCGCGACGCTAACATCGCCCAGCTTTAACGGTACGCCCCTCGCGCCGACCGCCGCCAACGGGACCAACACCACCCAGATCGCGACCACGCAGTTTGTCCTCGCGACCCGTATCGATCAGCTTCAGCCGCCCAACATCGATGTCCCTTGGGGCAGCCACAAGATCACCGGCCTCCTCGACCCAACAAATCCGCAAGACGCGGCGACGAAAAACTATGTAGATGCAACGATACAGGGCGTTCAGTACAAGCCTACGGCGCAGTACGCGACAGCGGCGGCATTGCCGGCGGTTACCTACGCCAACGGCACCGCGGGTGTGGGCGCGACCCTGACCGCGACCGCCAACGGCGCGCTCTCGATCGACGGTAACGCGCCCGCTGTCGGCAACATCGTGCTGATCAAGAACCAAGCCGCGGCGGCGCAGAACGGGCTTTACAACGTCACCCAGGTCGGTTCCGGCACGCTGCCGTTTATCCTGACCCGCAACGTCGATATGGATAGCAGCGCCGAATTCCCCGGCGCGTTTGTCCCGGTCGAGATGGGGACCGTCAATTCCAACACCTTGTGGCTGTCGAACCCATCGACGCCGGTCACTGTCGGCACCACCACGATCCCCTTCGTCCAGTTGAACGGTGCGACCGACATCATCGCCGGCAACGGCATCACCATCTCGGGCAACGTCATTACCGCGCTGGGGGTAGCGGGCTTTATCTCGGTTGGCGGCAGCGGCATCACCATCGACCCGACCTATGTCGGCCAGACGAGCATCACCACGCTCGGGACCATCACAACCGGGACTTGGAACGGCTCGCTGATCACTGTGGCGCGCGGCGGCAGCGGGGCGGCAACCTTTACGGCCGGCTACCTCAAGGCCAATGCGGCCAATCCCTTTACCACCGTCGCGACTATTCCCAACACCGACATCACCGGCCTCGGGACGATGTCCACCCAGAACGCGACGGCCGTCGCGATAACCGGCGGGACCATAGACGGTATTACCATTGATGGTGGGACGTTCTAGATGGTCGATGTCATTCGTATTAAGCGGCGGCTCGCACCCGGCGCGACGGGCGCACCGTCGAGCTTGGCGACGGCGGAACTGGCCTATAACGAGGCTGATAACATCCTGTACTACGGGAAGGGTGACAACGGCGCGCAGATGGCGACTAATGTCATCCCGATTGGCGGCCCTGGCTATAGTGCTGGCGGTGGTCCGTATCTGCCGCTGACCGCTGGCGCGACGGTGCCGCTGACCGGCGTCCTGCAATTTGGCGGGACGTATGCCAGTTCGCCGCCCGTCATTAACAAAATCGACTTCTTTAACGGTGGCACAGGCCCCGGCTCGTTTGGCATCGGCCTCTCTGCCGGATCGATCGACTATATTTCGCAGGCCCACACTTTCTACGTTTCTAGCGCAGGCTCGGAAGCGGTGGGGATGGTCGTTGGGACTAATGGGGTTGTGAGCATCCCCGGCGGTCCGCTCTTGATTGGTGGTGCAGCCAATCCTGCCGGCGCGACACTCGCGGCCCTGCGTACACCCGGAGCGTCGCCAGTTAACTATTGGGATATAGAAACAGCGTCTTTTCAAGATGGTCGCGCGATGGCGGCTGGTGTTGGCGGCGGCCTCGCGTTTCAGGGACAATACACGACGGCGGGAGCCTGGGCCGACTACGGCGGTATACTGGCACAAAAGGCTAACGCCACTTCCGGCGATGCTACCGGCAACCTTATGCTGTGGGCGCGACAGGGCGGTGTTTATTTGTTAGCCGGTACTGGTCAACTCAATAACGGTATAATCGGCGCGTTCACAACCAACGCTCTTTGGCTCAGTCCAAGAGGGACTTATACCGATTTCTATATAAACGCGGTTGGTGGCATTACTATCGGTTACACTCCTGCGCCCGGTGATTTGTATACCGGCGCGGTCATCATGAACCAAGCTCTCACCAGTAACGGCGGGAGTGTACTATTTCAGAACGCCTATGTCGGCGCAGCCGGTGCCGCGAAACTACTAAATACCGGCCCTGCCGCCGCGCTTAATATGGGGAGTGGGGGGTTTCAGTTTTACAACGCGCCGAGTGCAGCGGCAGGGACAGCCCCGGCTTGGGCGCAGATCGCGACTTTCGGTACTAACGGTCTGTGGTTATCCGGTAACCATCTCTACTTCGCGGGTGCTGGTGGCGATGTTAATACGACGGGCGGACCGCTGTTTTACGTTGATGCTAATACTATAGTTTTCAAAATGGGTAGTGGTACTAACGGTTGGTGGTTTCAGAATTATGCTGGGACGAATGTCGCGTCGATCAATACCAGTGGCTGGTTTAGCGCCGCTAGGCTTCAGTCAACCGGCGACATAGTCTGCGGTAATAGTTTATACCCGTCCTACAATAATAGCACCGCCTTTCGGATTTACTACGATAGCGGCGGCGCTAAGTTCCAGTTTAGCAGTGACAACTGGAGCTTACAGTGGCGTAGCAGCGATGGCGCGCTGATCTTCTGGAATTACCAAGGCAGCGCGCTGTGGTACGTCACTGCCGGGGGAGACGAGCACCTTAATGGCGCGATCTATCTCAGCGCCAGCAACAACTTTTGGGGAATGAACAGCGGTTATATGTACACCAACGCCTCGATCAACTCTGCCGGTGACATCGCCGCTAACGGTTATCTAAGATGCAGCGGGATAAATGGTCCAGCTTGGTCAAACAGTAGCGGCTATATGTACACCGGCAGTCCCATTCTGTCTGGCAGCAACATTATCGCGGGTGGCTCTTTATATGCTGGCGGGACGGGCGGGGGCTATATCTCATGGAACGGCTGGATGTACTGCCCGCAAGGCTATCTGGCGGGTGGCAACGGGCTGTATTCCTACACCAGTCTCCACTGCGACGGGGCCATGACATGTGGCAGTAACATGACGGTTAGCGGCAATTTCAGCACCACCGGCTGCATGGACCTCAACGTCAACAGCAACTCTAAATGCTGGAACCACATGGCCGCCCAGGACAACTCTTGGTGGTGCGGGGTTCAGCCGTGGACCCAAAGCTGGGGGGCGGTCGGCTCATACGCCTTTGTCAACGCCTCGGACGCCCGCGAGAAAACAGACTTTGCCGATCTGCCGACCTGTCTTGATCTCGTGCAGGCGATCCGGCCCCGGCGCTACCGTCTCATCAACGCGCCGGTCTATGACCGCTGGCGGCTTCACTGGGGGTTTGTTGCCCAGGATGTCGGAGCGGCGATGGAGGCCGCGGGCCACGATTTTGGCGGTCACTATCGCGAGGACCACCCATTCCCAGCGCCCCCGCCGGAGGTGCCTAAAAGCCCGCGAATGCAAGCCCTCGCGCCGTTCGAGCTTATGGCCGTGCTGTGGAAAGCGGTGCAAGAGTTAAGTGATGAAGTGGCAACCTTAAAAGCGAGGGTAGCATGACTGACTATGCCGATGTGCCGCAAGTGAATGTGTTACACGGTGAATGTGAACGTACACAACAGGCTATCAGTAATATTGATAGTGGTGGCACTTTGACAAACTTCTCAGTCGGTGCTCCACCTCCACCAATGGGTATCCAACCGGCTCCGCCTGTCGGAACCACGGCGTTTCCAATGGCGGTTACGATTACTTTGGACGCTCCGGCATCGGATACACTGATGGCCGACCTTCGCGCATGGCTGGTGACGCGACAGGCCAGTCTTGAACAACAGCTTACCGATCTTGGTGTCACGTCCCCTCCGGCACTCGCCAGCGCCACGCCGCCGGCAAAGAAGTAAAATTCCGATGGCTCTGGATTACCCCAACAGTCCTGCTATCGGGGCAATTTATACGGCCGGCCTCGGTAGCTGGTCGTGGGACGGGACCAAGTGGAATTCGGCTATCACGGTGCAATCCGGCCCATTCCTTCCGCTTGCCGGAGGGACGCTCGATAGCCCCGGCAATTTGATAGTCAATGGTGCGCTCACCGCCAATGGTGCGCTCACCGCCAACGGCGCGGTAACGGTCAACAGTACGCTGACCGCGGCAGCGGCAAGCCAGATCATCTTCAACAGCGCACCGACCGCCAATGCCGGTCTGATCCTCGCCAATCAGCAATGGCTTTTTGGGATGGACACGGGTGGGGCGGCGCGCGGCCTCATCACCATGTGGGGCGACAACCAACTATATGTCGGCAATACCGACCGCCCCGCGCATCTGCGGGGAACAATAATTTATCTCGATGGCGGCAATGTCATCGCGCAGGGAGAATTCATCAGCACCATCGGGGCGGGCAATTATGGCGGGCTCCGGCTGGTGGGTGGCAGCTATGGCGCGATGTTCCGCCAGGACGGCTCGAACTTTTATATATTGCTCACCAATTCGGGAAACCAGAACGGCACGTGGAACAACCTTCGCCCGTTCATGATCGGCATGGTGGACGGCCTCGTCAGCATCGGCACCGGCCTCCAACTGCAAAATGCGATCTATCTCTACGGGCGACAGGTAAACGGCACGCAGCGCTTTATCGCGACGATCTGGAACGACGACCAGATTTATATCGGTGATGGCAATCTCAACCTTCGGCTGCGCGGCGCGTCGATCATCCAAGACGGGAACGCCACGATCAACGGCTCGCTCTCCTGCGGTGGGATCACCTCAAACGGGAGCATCAGCCTCACCAATAACGGGCACTTCTACTGGAACGACAACACCGGCCAGCAATGGTGCCTCTACGCCGACAGCGGCATCTGCCGGATTTGGTCGAACAGCGGCGGCGATCATCTGTTCATCTACAACAATGGCGACGTGCATGCCCAGGCTGCGATGTACTGCACCCAGATCGCCGTCAACGGGCTGTGGTGGTACAACAGCGGCGGGTATATGCACGCCGACGCGGCGATCAGCGGCGGCAGCACGATCAGCGCGACCGGCGAAGTCTCCTCCAGCCACTCGCTGGCGACCGGCGGCTACGTCTGGATCAACGGTATCTATTTGCAGAATAGCGGCGGCTGGCTGACGATCAACACCTCGACCCACGTCCAGGGTGACTGCTCCATCGACGGCCAACTCAACGTCTATGGCGGCACCTTCTACAACGCCTTTGGCAATGGCTGGCTGTATTTCAGCGGCAGTCTGCGCACCTGGGACTTCATGTCCAGCAACAACGTCCATGCGCTTGGCAGCCTCATAGCCGACAGCACGGTCCAAGTAGGCGGTTGCACGATCCAGAATTACGGCGGCTGGACTGGGTCGGTTCAAGGCTTCCGCACCTGGGGGAACGGCTTTTACGCCGACAACGGCAATTACGAGTGTGCTAACGGCAATTTCACCGCCGATAGCTCAAACGGCCAAGTGGTCAGGGGCGCGGGCTCGGGCGATGCGGGCTTCTACGCGTGGAATTCGGGGATGACGGCGAGCGCCTTCAATTCGACATCGAGCCGCCGGCTGAAGCAGGCGATCGAGCCGTGGACCGCCGGTCTGGCCGTCATCCGCACGCTAGAGCCCGTCAGCTTTGAGTGGTGTGAGCGCGGCGAGAAGCGGATCAGACCGGACGACAGGCGGCACATCTCGCTGATTGCTGAGGATGTCCAGCCGCACCTTCCGATGAGCATCGGTTCCGCGCCGGATATGGTCGAGGACGGCGACAGCATATTGAGCCTCGATCTGATGACGCTGGTCTGTGTGCTGATCAATGGAATGAAAGAACTGGCCGCTGAAGTCGAAACGCTAAAAACGCTAAAAGGGAAGGCGCAATGACCGAATATGCTCATTTGCCGCAGGCCACGGCGCTGCACTATCGGCGCGAACTGGTGAGCCAGATCATCTCGCTGATCGATACCGGCGGCTATGTCTCGCAATTTGCCGTGTCGCCCCGGCCGGCCGAAGCCGGTGAGGTAGCGCCGGCCGAGCTTGCCTTGACGGTCCTCGTCCCGGCCGACACCGCAAGCCCAGAGATGCTAGCGAGCGCCCGCGCGTGGTGCGTCCAGCAACAAGCCGATATCGACATGCAGCTTGCCGATCTTGGCATCATCAATCCACCAGAGAGGAAAGGGTAATTCGATGAACGACGGTATCCTCAGCCAACAGCCGGTCTCCCCGACCCAGCCCTTCCAGATCACCCTGGAAGCCCAGCAATGGAACGGCGTCATGGCGGCGCTGGTCAAAGGCCCCTATGACCAAGTGGCCCCGCTGATCCAGGCGATCGCCCAGCAATTGCAGCAACAGGCTCCGCAGTCGGTCAATGGCACCGGCCTTCCGGTCGCGCCTCCGCCCCCGATGAACTAATGCGCTACCGGAAACTCGACGCCGATGGCGACATGCAATTCGGCCACGGCGCTGGGGATTTCTGGCATGACCAGCCGGAAGGCGTGGGTCAGTCGGTGATGACGCGGCTCTTGTTGTTTACCGGCGAATGGTTTCTCAACACATCAGAGGGGACACCGTGGGGCGGTTTTCCCCTCAATGATCTGGTGGTCCAACAAGGGCGGATACTGGGTGTTCACACGCAGTTGTCGCGCGACGCCGCGATCCGCGAGCGCATCCTGACGACCAATGGCGTGATCACGATCAACGATTACGACAGCGTGCTCGATCCGGATAGCCGGGGCTTTGTCGTCAACGCGACGATCGACACGATCTACGGCCGCGCGCAGATCACGATCGACCAAGTCGGGCAGGCGCATCCCACCATCCACGTCGCCGTCGTGCCACAGCCGACCATGATGCAGCGCATGCCCCCGGCCCCGCTCTTACAGCGATTACCCGCGAGGCGCTGATGGCCTTTCCGATCACCATCATCGACGGGAGCGGCGTGTACGTCCCGCTCTTCTCCGATGTCCTGGCCTATTTGCAGGACCAGTATCGGGCGATTTACGGGATCGACATCGACATCGATCCGGACACACAGGACGGTCAGTGGATCGCCGTGATCGCCTCTGCGATCAACGATACCAACATGACCGTCGCCGCGGCCTACCAAGCCTACAGCCCCACCTACGCGCAGGGGGTCGGGCTCAGTAGCGTCGTCAAGATCAACGGCATCCGGCGCTTGCGGGCCTCGGTCAGCACCGTCCTCGTTCGCTGTGTCGGGCAGGCCGGCTCGGCCATCGGCAACGGTGTTGTGGGGGATAATCTCAATCTGGGAACTCAGTGGCAGTTGCCGCCGGGGATCATCATCCCCGACAACGGGGAAATCACCGTTACCGCGACCAATCTCTATCTCGGCGCGATCCCCGCCGATATCGGCACGATCACTGAGATTTTGACGCCGGCCCTCGGCTGGCAGACGGTCGAGAACGATGTGCCGGCCACGATCGGGGCTCCGGTCGAGACCGATGCGCAACTGCGCCGCCGGCAAACGCAATCGGTTGCCAACCCATCGCAGACGGTGGTGCTGGGCATCCAGGGGGCGATCGAAAATCTCGCGGGCGTGCAGCGTGTCATGGTCTACGAAAATCCGACCAGCGCGCCCGATGCCAACGGCATCCCGCCTTATTCGCTGGCGTGCGTGGTGCAGGGCGGCGACGCCCAGGCTGTCGCCCAGGCCATCGCGCTCAGAAAAACGCCCGGTTCCCCGACTTACGGCACCACCCAGATCATCGTTTACGATCCGCGCGGTATCCCATCCCAGATCAATTTCTTTCCGCTGACGCTGGTGCCGATCGTCGTCAACATCACGCTGAAGGCACTCGCCGGTTTTACCCAGGCGATCGAGAACGAGCTTGTCGCGCAAGTCGTTGCCTTTCTGGTGGGGCTGCCGATCGGCTACGACAGCTACATCTCGAAGCTGATCGCGGCGACCGAGTTACCGGAGCCTGATGGGCTGACCTATGACGTGACGATCGTCCAGCAAGCCCGCCAAGGCTTTACGCCGACCGCCAACGATCTGCCGATCAGCTATATCGAGGCGGCGACGACCGATGCGACCTTGATCACCATTACCGTGACTTAGAGGAGGGGAAATGTCTGGCCTCACCACTTACACAGCCTCGGGGCTCCTCGGGCACATCACCGGGAAGACGGCGATCTTCCCGCTGCGCGCGGCTTATATCGCGCTCTTCTCGGCGGCCGGGGCGGATGACGGCACCGGCTTTACCGAATTGTCGGGCGGGGCCTACGCCCGCGTCGCGACGCTCCCTGCGGACTGGGCCACACCGACCGCCGCCGCGCCCAGTGTCATTACCAACAACAATCCGATCGTCTTCCCTAATTCGACAGCGGTCTGGGGCACGATCATCGCCTTTGGGCTCTATGATGCGGCGACCGCCGGCAATCTCCTGGCGTGGGATTATTTCGGGAATTTCCCGTGGCTTCCCGCGACCGCCAGCGCTGCGTCTCCCGGTGTCATCACCGCGCCGCGGCATTCTTATCTCAATGGCGACACGGTGATGTGGTCGAACGAATATGGCGGCACGTCGCCGACCTTCCTCGCCGGTTCGTTTACCGGCCCGATGCTGGTCCAGAATTCGCTGACCGACACCTTTACCGTTACCAATGGCGGGATCATCGTCAACACCGCGACCAGTGGCGATGGGATGATCCGCAAAGTGGCCTCGCAGCAAATCATCGCCAATGTCCAGGCGACATTCCCCGCCAATGCGCTGAATATCTCGCTTGCGTAAATGGCCGCCCCGCCCGATGTCACGCCCCGAGATGACCCGGTTGTCGTAGAACTCGGCGGCACCATCACCGCGTCCAGCGTGTCGTGGGGCGGGACGCTTATTTTTTATCCGCCGCTCACCGGGACGATCTTTTCCAAGTCGTTCCTACAGGCCCGCTGGGCAAGAACCTATCTGACCGGGCGGATCACCGGGCAGGCGCGGCTACGGCTCTACACCAACCGGGCTTGGCTCGGCGGCAATATCACCGCGCAGGCCAAGCCGTTTTCGCCGCCGCTGATCTTTGGCCCGCCGATCTACGGCCGGATCACCGCGCAGGCGCGGCTGCGGCTCGCCTCGCCGCAGTTTAGGCTCGACCTCGCGGGACGGATCACCGGACGGTCGCAGGCAGGGCTCCTGCCCTATACGCCACAGCCGCCGTTTGCCGTGTCCCTTGGCGGGCGGATCAGCGGGCAGGCACAACTACGCGTCCGCGTCCGCGTGAGCCCCGATTATCTCTTCCTCTCGGGGCGGATCAGCGGACAGGCGCAGGCGGGGCTCGCCAGCGTCACTGGCAACTACGTCGCCAATCTCGCGGGCAGGATCACGGCGGCAACGCTGATCCAGTCGCGCCGGGTGATGCCGTGGTATCCGGTGCTCGAAGGCCGGATCACGGCGCAACTGGAACTGTTGTTCGGCCCGCTGGAAATCCAGCAACCGCTGCCGCCGTATCCCGACCCATTCCCGAGTTTTTCGACCCTCGACTATCTCAACCGGATCACCTCCGAGCACAACCAGCGCCCGAAATACATGGCGACGGTGGCGATGAGCGTCGATCCGATGATCAGCGACCAGCAACTGGCGGCGGGCCTGCCGGGGCTCTTCGATCTGGATTATTCAGTCGGGCAGCAAGAGGATTTTACCGGCCAGTGGATCGGCAAGAGCCGCTGGATTGAACTCCCCGCGGTCTATTTCTCGTGGGACACAGAGGGGCTGGGTTGGAACCAAGCCAACTGGAAAGGGCCGATGGACGCCGACAACGCGTTGCAGCGACTGGACGACTACCACTACCGGCTTTTGCTCTACGCGACGGTCATTGCCAACCACTGGGATGGGTCCATCCCCTCGGCCTACGCGGCGTGGGACACGCTTTTCCAGTACACCGGCCTCAAAGTGGTGATCCAAGACTACGGCAACATGACGATGCTCTACGGGCTCCTCTCGGAGAGCACACCCGACATTGTCCTGTTGTCGCTCTTTACTACCGGCCAGATGAATTTGCGGCCGGAGGGAATTGAACTTCGCGCCTACGCGCTACAGCCGACACCGGGGGAGCCGTTCTTTTCCTGGGATAGCGCTTCCGACAGTGTCCACGGCTGGGATGCCGGCTACTGGGGGCTGATGCTGACACCGGGCGACAGCTACATCCCGGCTTATGGGACGATTTGGGACACCCAACCAGGGACGCCGCGCGGCCTTGGGCAACGGGACGATCAGATCGTCTCGCGCACGATTTGGGACGACGGCAACACTCGCTGGGACTTAAAGAAGTGAGGGGAGAACGATGAGCGATATCATCACCACCACCGGGGCTCCCGGCAACGGCGGAGGCGGCGTGCCCACCTTGACCGATGGCGTGACGCCGCTCGCCGGCCCCGGCACCGATTTTAAGGCGGTGGCGATCGGGGCGGGGGCGAATATCGAGCCCTTGACCGGCTATTTTACCGATCCTTTGCTGGCGACCGGCAATCTCCCCGGTCTGGCGATATCGGCCTTTAACAACCGCGCGCTGCGCCAGGGGACGTTTGTCGCGTCGAGCCTGTGCCAGTGGATCAGCAACCAATCGAATATCTACGTCCCCGACGACGGGAGCCAGATCAACTGGATCACCGAATTCCAGAACGCGCTCTCGGCCTTTGTCCTGGCGCTCATCCCGCAAGGCCCGAATTTGGGCCTCTACCTCCCCCTCGCGGGCGGCACGATGGTTGGTAACATCCAGTTCCAGGCCGGTATCTCGACCGTCCTTGCCAACAACACGTGGTATTTTGCCAAGGATACCGGTGGACAGCCGCGCGGGCTCATCATCAAATCGAGCGACAACAACGTCTACGTCAACGACGGCACAGCGCCTTACGTCATCATCAACGGCACACCGTTGACGGGTAACAACATCTACTGGTCCGGACGTGATACGTCGAACAATCCCAGACCGATTGTCGGCTTCCTCTCCGACAACAACATTCACATTGGCGGTGGTGTCCCAGTCTGGGCCGATGTCGGCGCGGGTGGTTCGCTGTGGTCCAGCGGCAACTTTGTTACCGGCGTTAATCAAAATCTCTACTGCCGCGACAGCGCCGGGACCGCGCGCAGTGTGGTGGGCTTTGCCGCCTCAAGCAATGTCTTGCAGATCGGTGCGGGGGCGGTCACCGAGGCCCATATCTACGGCGGCAACGGTTGGGTTTACCTCCACAGCAATGTCAATCCGCTGGGTCAGCTATGGGTCAACGGCTATACCTACATGCAGGCTGGGGGCCGCGCCTATATCCCCAGCGGCAACGATCCCTTTCAAGTCTATGCCGATTACGGCTATTACGCCCGCACCCACTTTATCGTGGGGAGCACGCGCGACTGGTCAGTCGGCTGTCTCAACAACGGCAACTACGCGATTGCCGATGAGAGCGCGCACGCGATCCGCTGGCAGATTGACACAAGCGGCAATGTCACCGCCTACGGCAGCTTTACCGCGGGCGGGAACCTTTACGTGGACAATGGCGAAGTTGTTTACAACGGGCTCACTGTCTATGGCTCGATCAATGTCGCCTCGGGCGGGGCCTCCTTTGGCAACCAGAGCCTCTGGAACGTCTGGGATGTCCATATCTCCGGCGGCTATTACATCGGCGGGGCGGGCTATATCTACGATGGCGGCGGCGGTCAGGCTGGTGTCACGAACCCGTGGTGGTTCGCCTCGAATGTCGGGGTCAATGGCAATCTGACATCCAATGGTAGCACTCAGGTCAACGGCAATCTCAACTGCAACAACCAGACATCATCGAATACGGTGATCACCAACTACCTTCAGAGCAACGGCCATTGCAATGTCGCCGGTAACGTCACTGCGAGCTATCTTTATTCCTCCGGCGACTGCCATAGCTGGACGATGTACTGCCAAACCTCCTTTCAGATGGCGGGGAATAATTCGCAGATCGAGATGCACAATGGTGCTGTCAACTACCAGGGCCTCAACGGCTACTGCCCGACATGGTGGTCAACACGTATCGGCCAGCAATGGGGCGGGGCCTATTTTCAGTCGCAGATTTTGTCGTGGCCCGCGGATGGACAACCGCTTGGTCAAGGATGGTACGACTGGTCTGCCTCCTTCCCCGGCGGCTTCTTGGTCGCCAATAACGGCAATGGCTACAAACCGGGTGGCGGGATGTGGGCCGACAGTTCCGAGGGCCGGTTGAAGAAAAATATCGAGGACTATGATGGCGGCCTCGAAAAGATTAAAAAGCTGCGCCCACGCCGGTTTGAATTCAATGGGACGTATGGGCATGTCGATGACGGCAGGCCTTATATCGGTCTGGTGGTCGAGGAAATCGAAGACGTGATGCCAGAACTCCTGGCTCAGCCGCTGCCGTGGGTCGATCCGGCCTCGACCACCGGGGAAATCACTGAACACCTCAAGACCATCGAAGCGACACCGATCGTTTATGCCTTGATCAACGCCGTGAAGGCGCTGGCGGCTAAAGTCGAGGCGCTGGAAGGAAGGGGCTGATTATGCCAGACATCAACACGATCCCGGCCGCGTCGCTACTGCAAGACCAGTTGACGGCGCTCAATCAAGCGATCTTCTCGCTGAACAACGGCGCGGGCGTGCAGGGGATGACGATATCGTCGCCGCCCGCGCTCGATGGAAAGGCGCGAGAGGCGGCGGGCGGTTCGTCGCTCGTCCCGCCGTCATCGGTCATCCTCTATCCGATCATCACCGATCCCGATGATGTCGCGACGGTGACGGTGTTGCTGCAAAATCAAGCCGACCGTATCACCGCCAAACTGGTCGAGATGGGCTATACCGAGAGCCGCACGGCAGGCACGCTCTGGGGGGCTCCGCGCATCATACCGTTTGCAGAGCCGCCACCGCTTGAGCCACCACCTTACGGGCCGTCGCCGACTGTCCCGCCTGCTTGGAGCCCGCCGGTTATCCCGCCGCCTCCGCCGGAGCCGCACCCAGGCCCGCCGCCGATCGAGGGCGAACCGCAGCCGCCGGGAGGTGGGGCCTTCCCGGCCGATCCGGTGCCGCTGCCGCCGACACCACAGCCGCCACTGACGCAGCCCGGTGCCGCAGCCGCCGCCGCTACCGCTGCCCAAACGCAAGCCCCTGTCGGTCCTCAGCGGTTTGAGGTAACGGTCGAGCCGAGCCCACCAAATCCAGTTGAATAGGAGGGAAATCCAAATGCGCCGCGTCATTGTCCTTGCTGCCGCCTGCGCTGTGCTGGCGGCCTGTGCTCCCCCTCCTCCGCCAGCCCCGGTCCCTATTGCCGCTGTGCCGCCGCCGCCTCCGGCGTTTGTTCCGCCGCCTGCGGAGATGGCCCCGATCGCCAATCCGCCGCTGCACCGGCACTACCATCACGGCCGGTATCACTATTACGCTCACCGCTATCACCGTGGCGGGAACGTCCGACCAGTCCACCCGGCAAGCTATTATCGCCGCCATGTGAGCCCGCACCATTCCGGTGCCGCCTCAGAACCGTCCGGTTCGGTGCCGGCATCGTCGCCGCCGAATAGCTCACTGCCCAGATAGCCCCAGAGGACGCGTCAGGGCGTCACTGGTAAGCGGAAGGGGCTGCCCCGGTATCATGAGCCGGTGCAGCCCCTTTGTGCGTCTGGGGCCTTCCTAGAGCCTCGGGAAAATCCGGCCGGAAAATGCGGGGATTTTTGTGCCGGCTCCGGCATTAAATCCCCCTCCCAAAATGCCAACGAACAATTTCAACGGTTTAAAATTCAGCGGAGTTGGAATTCCGGAAATTAGTTAGATTTAGTTTCCGCCCGGATTTGCGGACGAAGCGCCGGGGGCCAGCCGGCTTCCACAGGGAGGGCACCGCGGAATGCCCTATGTCCCCCTCCACCTTCTGGCCCCCTAGCCTTACGCGGCTTCTAGCTGCCGCCTCGGCTCTGCCCCGTCAACGCGGCCTCGGCCGCGAGATGCGCTCGGCCCTTATCGGTGAGCGCGATGTATTTGCCATTGATCACCGTCAGCCCTTCCTGCGTCATCTCCATCGCTAGTTCGATGGCATCGACCGGCGTGCGACCAAAGTGGATGATCTTGGGCTTATCGAGGAGCGAGCGTAGCAAGATCAGCTTGGCCTCCTCCCGCGTCATCTTTTTCACGCCGGCCGGCGTGGTGATGGGCATGTGTTCTCCTCGGTTATCAGCCGCATGCGGAGAGCGTCGAGTTCCTCGGCGACGGAGCGCAGCCCCAGCCGCAACAAGGACGCGCTGGCCCGTTTGTCGCGCGATGTGCGCCGGCAATATTCCGCCAGTTCGGCTAGCTGTTCGGCGTCTTCGGCTTGGATCATGGGTGTCTTATCTGCCTGACGTTCATGCCGTGCCCTTCTGCGGCGTCAGGCCCGCGGCCTCTTGCATCGATTGCAGGACAAAGCGGTCGGTCGCGATGACGCCGTGCTCATGCTTCGAGACCGGGATGCCGGCCGCGTTCTCGGCCAGCTTTTGCGGGGCCTCGACATAGCACCAGCGCACGTCGCCCAGTTCCTTATAGCTGACTGGCCTCGATGCGATGTAGCGGTAGCGGTAGATCGACATGCTTTTTCCTTATCCGCCGTAGATGCGTTCGAGCTTCACGAATTCATACCCCAGTTTCTCAAACTGGTTTGCCAGATCGAGAAGCGGCTGCATGCTGTCGGCCTTGGCTTCCGCGCTCGACCGCTTGCCGGTGGGCTGGGTGACCACCAGCCGGTAGCCCACCGGCCGGCCCTGGCTCAGCGACGGCTCGCTTGAATTCATGCGGATTTCGCCTCCTGAGAAGGTCATCCGACTGGCATATCATCGAGGCGGTCGTCCTGCTTGCCGCCTTCGATCACCGTCAGGAGCACGCGGGTGTCCGCGCCTTCCTTCATGAAATCGCGCAGCTTGTTCATCCCGCGGACGTAGTTCTCGGCTATGCGGGTGATCATCTCCGGCCCGAGATTGTTGCGCTTGCAGATCACCTCAAAGGCAGTGATGTCGCTCTCGGCAGCGCATAGCCAGACGGCTGCGGCCTCTTGGTGGGTCAGATCAAGCATTGCGCCACCTCATCTGT